CATATTTCATCTCTGTACTCGCCTTGGGTATCGATTGCAGATGCAGTTGATGATTTCCTGAAGTCTAAGCGAGATCCAATGCGCCTAAAGACATGGGTCAACACGTTTCTCGGCGAAAGCTGGGAGGAGCAGGGCGATCGGATTGATGAATATGATCTGATTGAGCGTTGCAAGGACTTTGGAGAGGATCTTCCAGAGGATATTTTGCTGCTTACTGCCGGCGTTGACGTTCAGGATGACCGTTTGGAGGTCGAGATCGTTGGCTGGGGAAGAGGCGAGGAAAGTTGGTCTCTTGCGTATGAGACCATGTACGGTGACCCATCGTCATCTGAATTGTGGAACCGTCTAGACATTTTGCTGGCAAAGCAATTCAAGCATCCAACACTTGGAGACATGGTAATCAGGGCATCATGCGTTGACTCTGGTGGCCACTATACCCAACAGGTTTACAACTATGCGCGCTTGCGTGCTGGGCGTCGCATCTTTGCGATCAAAGGGATCGGTGGCGAGGGCAAGCCTATTGTTGGGCGCCCAACAAAGAACAACATCGGCAAGATCAACCTATTCCCCGTTGGCGTCGATACCGCCAAAGAGATTGTCTACGCCAGGTTGAAGATATCCGATGAGGGTGATGGATATTGCCACTTTCCCACAGGCCGAAATGAGGAATATTTCCGAATGCTGACGGCCGAAAAGAAGGTGACAAAGTACTTCAAAGGTAGGCCGAGGATGGAATGGACCAAGATCAGAACACGCAATGAGGCCCTGGATTGTCGGGTTTATGCCACTGCTGCACTGGCTATTCTCAATCTAAACCTAGAAGCACTTTCCAAACAGGCACAAAATAGGTTACAATCGCCTGAAGATCAGGCATCTAAGCGGCCAAGGATGCCAATGAGAAGCGGCTTTGTTCATGGGTACAGATAATGGCAAATCTTTTTGACGCTGGAAATGCACCCGAGGGAGAGCCTTTAGAGGTCGTCCCAGGTGACTTCATCCAGTGGAAGAAAACATCGATTGCGCAGGATTATCCTCCTTCGCTTTACACTGCAACTTACATTGCTCGCATTACTCAGGGCGGTAATACTGAAATTCAATTACCTGGGACTGATGGTGGCGGGTTCTTTTTATTTACGGTGACAAGCTCGACAAGTTCAAGCTTTAACCCAGGCCTGTATCATTGGCAGCTTGAGGTTACACAGAACAGCAGCGGAAATCGTATCGTAGTTGAGCGTGGTGACTTCACAGCGCTGGCAGATCTTGATGTCAATGGTGCGGACCCTCGCACTCATTCCCAAATTATGATAAATAAGATCGAAAGCATCCTTGATGGTAAGGCTGATAGCGATATTGGGAGCTACTCAATTTCAGGACGGTCGCTCACAAAGATGACATTTGCTGAATTGATGGATGCTCGCGATCGTTACAAGCGGGAATACCACCAGGAAGTGATCAAGGAGCGCGTGCGGCGCGGCAAGCCTACGGGCGCAACGGTAAAGGTTCGGTTCTGATGGGAATTATGGATATTTTCCGGCGCACGCCCAAAGTAACTGGCAAGCGTGAGTTCTTGGCGGCGAACAAGGGTCGCCTTTATATGGATTTCAAGGGCAGCAACAAGTCTGCTGACGCTGAAATCCGTTGGGCACTTCGCGATCTTCGCAACCGTTCTCGAGATCTCGAGCGCAACAATGAATATGCGCGCCGGTATTTTAATCTGCTTGAGACCAATGTTGTGGGTGAGCAGGGCTTTCGTTTGCAGCTTAAGGCGCGCAACCGCGATGGCTCTCTGGATATCCCAGGCAACAACATCATCGAAGGTGCTTGGGCTGAATTCTCTCGCCTTGGCGGGCCTACTGTAGACGGCCGTATGTCGATGATTGACTTGCAGAACGCAGTCATCCGCGGATTGTCGCGTGATGGCGAGGTATTTCTGCAAATCGTCAAGAGTAAAGCTCTGCGTCATGGTGTTGCCTTCCAGATCATTGAGCCTGATCAGATTGATGAGCAGAGGAATGAGCGACTGCCATCCGGCAATGAAATCAGGATGGGCATTGAGATCGATTCAGTGACTCGGCGTCCAGTTGCGTATCATGTGCTGACTAGCCATCCAGGCGATTATGATTACACATCGTTTCAGCTTAAAGGTACAGGCAAGTGGACGCGCATAAGCGCTGACAGCATGATTCATATCTTCAAGCAGGACCGAGCTGGACAGACCCGTGGCGTTCCTTGGACGGTCACAGCAATGCCTGCGCTCAAGATGCTGCATGGGTATCGCGAAGCAGAACTGACCGCAGCGCGTGTCGGCGCGTCAAAGATGGGATTCTTTACCTCTCCGGCCGGCGATGGCTTCACTGCTGACTCATATGAAGGCTTTACGCCGATCTATGATGCTGAGCCTGGCACATTCCATCAGCTTCCTGAGGGCGTGTCGTTTCAAGCATTCGACCCGTCGCATCCAACATCCGCATATGCGGACTTTGAGAAGGCTATTCTCCGCGGCATTGCTGGTGGATTGGGCGTAAGCTACACCTCGCTGGCAAATGACCTCGAGGGTACAAGCTATTCGTCAATTCGTCAGGCGGCACTTGAAGAGCGTGACTTCTACCGCACGTTGCATCGCTTTATGATCGATCACTTCATGGATCCAGTGCTGCGTCTTTGGATGGAGCATGTCATGGACATGGCGATCATCCCCATCAATGGCGTAGGCAAGTTTGAGAAATTCTCATCCGAGATTTCGTGGCGTGGACGCGGTTTCCAGTGGGTTGACCCACTTAAAGAGATCAATGCCGCGGTTGTAGGGCTGCAAAATGGCATCTTGAGCCACACTGACATTGCGGCAACATATGGACGCGATGCAGAGGAAACTTTTGCACAAATTCAACGCGATAAAGAGATGGCTGCACAGTTTGGGTTGAAGATGGCTTATGAGCCATTTGGCGACAAAAACTCTGTCGATGCCATTGTGGATGGCGTAGATGCAGCAAATTGAGAACAGCTCTATGCAAAGTGGCCTAGATTCTGATATGATTGCACCTGAAACGGAGTCAATGCCAATGTCTGATCAGATCAATATTTTGGATGATGCTGCTGAAGCAGAGGTTCGAGCCAGCGTTGCAGTAACTGTAACTGTTGAGCTTGACACATCAGAGGATGACAACGAGCAGCCTGAGGCCGATGCTCAGGATGATGTGCCTGATGAGATGACTGATAGCGAGCGTTCAGCGCGCAACAATATTGAAACACGCGCAATGGCTATGGATGAAAAGGTCGTAGACCCTGAAACCCGTCGCGTGAAAATTGCTGTATCCTCCGAGGCTCCAGTTGAGCGCAGCTTCGGCACTGAAATCCTCGATCATTCTGCCGGCAGCATTGACCTGTCGTTCCTGAAGTCTGGTCGAGCGCCACTGTTGTTGGACCATGATCCAACCAAGCAGATCGGCGTAGTAGAATCTGTTGAGCTTGATAGCTTGGCGCGGCGTCTCCGCGCGACTGTGCGTTTTGGAAAAAACGGACTAGCTAAAGAGGTCTTCGATGATGTGACTGATGACATCCGTGGTAATATCTCGGTTGGCTATCAGATCACAAAACTGTCTAAGGCTGGCGAGAAAACGTATCGAGCCACTTCTTGGATGCCTATGGAAGTTTCCGTTGTCTCGATTCCAGCCGATACGTCCGTCGGTATTGGGCGGGCTGCGACCGACGACCTGACCAACCTGAAAACTGAACCCCATGTCAAGGAGGCCAAAATGGCTGATATCGATCTGGACGCGGTCAAGGCCGAAGCTGCCCGTACCGCCGTCAAAGACACCGCTGAGATGTATCGTCTTGCATCGAAGCATAACAAGCGTGAGCTTGCTGAGAAGTCCGTTGCAGAAGGCCGCTCGCTGGCGGAATTCCGCGGCATGTTGCTTGAAGAAATCGGCAACAAGCCTCTGGACGTTACTGATGTTGGTCTGACCAAGCAGGAAGTGCGTAAGTTCTCGTTGATCAACGCAATCCGTGCAATGGCAAACCCAACCGACCGTGCCGCCCAGCAGGCAGCAGCGTTCGAGTTTGAGGCATCGGCAGCAGCACAGCGCGCAATGGGCAACGAAGCCCGTGGCCTGATGATCCCTTCGGACGTTCTGCGTTCGTGGGCACAGCGCGACCTGAACACCTCCGACGATTCGTCGGTTATCGCTCAGGACTTCCGCGGTGGTGACTTCATCGACGTTCTGCGCAATACCTCTTCGGTCATGGCTGCTGGTGCTACCATGCTGTCCGGTCTGAAGGGCAATGTTGCAATTCCTCGCAAATCGGCTGCCTCCGCTGCTGGCTGGATCTCGACTGAAGGCGGCGCTGCTGCTGAGTCGGAGCCAACCTTCGGCCAGGTCACCATGACGCCTAAGACGCTTGGCGCGTTCACTGACATCACCCGCTTGATGATGATGCAGTCCTCGCCAGACATCGAAGCTCTGATCCGCAACGACCTGACCACCGCCATTGCTTTGGCGATCGATCTGGGCGCCCTGCAAGGTTCGGGTTCTTCGGGTCAGCCTACCGGCGTCAAGTTGACCTCCGGTGTCAACAAGCCAACGTCGTTTGCAGCAGCAAACCCAACCTTTGCTGAGGTTGTTGCTCTGGAAACTGCTGTGGCTGAGGACAATGCTCTGTTGGGCAACCTGGCATACATTCTCCCAGCGAGCATGTACGGCGCCCTGAAGACGACTGTTAAGTCGGACTACGGCAGTGCATTTGTTGCAGAAGGTGGCATGATCAACGGCTATCGCGCAATCGTTTCCAACCAAGTCACCGCTGGCGACTTGTTCTTCGGTAACTTTGCGGACCTGCTGATTGGCATGTATGGTGGCCTCGACATCACTGTTGACCCCTATACCTCGTCGAACACCGGCAACGTGCGTATCGTGGCGCTCCAGACTGTTGACGTTGCTGTACGTCACGCAGTGTCGTTCGCCTACAACAACGACGGCGTATAATGTTGAAATGGAATGGGGGCGGTTACGACCGTCCCCAGTCTACCAAAGGAGAGAAAATGCCTTACCTTGTACTTAAATCATGTGTGCATTCTGGCGGGGTTCTCCATGCCGGTGACATCGTTGAGATCGATAGCGCTGAGGCTTCTGCCCTGTGCGCCATGAATCGAATCCAAGAGCATGATGCAGCAATTGAAGTCCCAGTGATGGTTGACCGCAAAGCTGCTGTAAAAAACAAGCGCGCGAAGGCATAATCATGGCCATCCCATTTGCCAGCGACCTATCTGCAATTATGAATACAGATGAGTTTGCTGTGTCTGTTACATACAGGCGCACAGGCGCGCTTGGTAACAGCACTATCAACGGCATTTTCGACAATATGACAATTCCTGTAGACTCAGGCGGCTTTGTGCAAATCCATGAGGAACAGCCTAGGCTCACTTGCAAAACATCAGACGTTCCTAACATTATTGAGACTGATGAATTTGTAATATCAGGCATTGAATACACGGTTCGCGCATGGGTGCATGATGGCACTGGCGTTACAGTAATACAACTGGAGCGCAATTGATGGCACATATCCGCAAGCAGATCCGAGAAGCTTTTGCCGTAGCTCTAAAGCGTGATGCCACTTTGGTTAAGCGCAAAGTATACTCTACGCGCGTTTTCCCGTTGGATGGCGATAAGCTCCCCTGCATTGCAGTTTACACCATGTCAGAGTCATCTGAATTGATGACAATTGGGGTGAAAACGCTTCGCCGCGAAGCATCCGTTGTTGTCGAGATCTATATTCGCATCACGGGTACATTTGACGATGATGCTGATGCGATCGCAGCCCAGGTAGAGGCAAGCATCGCGCAAGACACAACTCTAGGCGGAATTGCCAAGGATTCCATCCTATCATCAACTGAAATTGAGTTTAGTGGCACCGCAGAGGCCCCAATTGGGGTAGCACGCTTAACTTACTCAGTGATGTATGTTACTAATACTCAAGACGCTGAAACAGCCAGATAAGGAGGCTCAAACATGGCGACGCACACAGGCAGCGAAGGCACCGTAAAGGTTGGGGCCAACGCAATTGCAGAAATCCGCTCCTACACTCTTGAAGAGTCGGCGGACACGCTTGAAGATACCACTATGGGTGACACTGCTCGCACCTATAAGCCATCTTTGACAACCTACACTGGTTCGATCGATGTGCTTTGGGATGAGACTGACACGACTGGTCAGGGCGCACTCACCATTGGTTCGGAAATCACCTTGAACATGTACCCAGAGGGTTCTGTTTCTGGTGACACCTATATGACCGGCGCTGCCATTGTTACTGGGCGCTCGATCACTGCATCGTATGACGGCATGGTAGAGATGTCGATCAGCGTCCAGGGCAACGGCGCTCTGACCACTACCACGGTGTCCTAACCATGAGCATTGCAAAGCGCATTGCGGCTAGGCGTGCAGAGCAGCAACGTGGGTTTGTAGATGTTGAAGAGTGGGGCGATGAGGGCAAACCTCTTCGCCTCTACTTCATGCCTGTGACCGTGCGTGACGTTGAAAAGCTTCAGCGCAAGCACAAGGACTTCCTAAGTAATCCGACGCTTGGGTCGATGGTTGATTTGATCATTGACAAAGCAGAGGACGAAAAGGGTGAAAAGGCTTTCACAATTGAAGATCGGCCAATCCTGCTTGGCGAAATGATCCCAGTTATTGCCAATGTTTTCGGGGCTGTGTTCGGAAACACATCCGTTGAGGACCACGCAAAAAACTAAGGGAACGCCCATTCAGGCTCAATCTAATCGCGCTGGCAGATAGATTGGGCAAAACGATTCGAGAGATTGATGAAATCTCACTTGATGAGTATAATGAATGGGTGGCTTACTTTATAGTCCTTGAGGAGCGTGAGAAGAATGGCAGGAAAAAATGAACTTCGGATCACGCTCCTGGGGGTTGACCAAGTAAGCGGTCCGCTTCGTGCCGTTCAGCAACAGGTCTCAAAAACAACCAGTTCTTTGAACGGTGCAACTTCTAGCATGAGAAGCTATACCCAAGGCACAGGCCTTGCGAATACTGCTACTCAAAAGTGGGCAAAGGGCGCTCTTCAGCAAGCTGGTTATCAGGTTGGTGACTTTGCTGTTCAGCTTGCAAACGGCACTAATGGTCTGCAAGCATTTGGTCAGCAAGCGCCGCAACTTTTACAAATATTTGGCCCAATTGGTGCAGTAATCGGTGCTGCTGTAGCAGTAGTTGCCGCATTTGGTGTTGTTGCTCAAAAGACCGGCAAAGACATCAACAATCTTGGATCTGCCCTTGGCGTGCTGCAAGCACCTTTGACCATAATCGCTGAAAAGGTAGCATCTGTAAGTGCCGCGTTTGCGAACTTGTTCAGTGGACTTCAAAATCAGCTTGATACAGTTATAATCGCTGCTGGTCTTTTTGCCGCGGTAATGGTGTCTCGGGCAATACCGTCAATGATTGCCGCATCTGGCGCATCAGCAATGTTCTCTACATTAATGATGACGTTTAGGGTGGCGATGGATGCGTCTACGATTTCTGCTGGAAGGTTCTCAGTAGTACTTACGACTGTAAGGGCCGCTGCGATTACACTTGGGGCTGCTCTTTCAGCAGTTCGCACGATCTTGATGAGGTTTCTTCCTGTTGCCCTGCTGATTGGCCTGGCAACTATGATCAAGTATTTCTTAGTGCTTCAAAAAGGTGCTGGTGGATTGGGGGAAGCACTTAAGCTTTTGTCCGACCTTGCATTGGCTGTATTCCGCGGCATGGGCAAATCACTAACTGGTTTTTACCTACTTGCCCAATCCGCATCAAAAGGTATTGACGCAGCATTTGTCAGTGCTTTTGCTGCAATTATGAAAAAATGGGAAGACCTAGTAAACACAATGATCAGCGGCTGGAATGCGTTCGCTGATGCTGTAGGTCTTACAGGCGCTCGCGCCGCAGAATATACTTCTGACTGGGCTGCAAATGCCACGGAAACTGTAACAAGATTGCGGTCTGA